CAATCATTCGACAAGCATTCAAAGAAGGATATCGATTGGAAAAATTCGATAGACCAATCCGTTTCAACTGAATTTTGGCAGCAAGTTGAGCAAGAGTGTAAAGAACACGAAATTACTGTTGATTACTATCTAATGGAGTTTTACACATCATGACGGACGAGGATCGCCTCAGATCTTCAATTCACCTCGTAGACGAATTAACCTCTCTACTTCTTCCGAATAGAAGTAGAGGTTTTTTGTTTTTTCGTCTATTGAGCGTTAAAGTTGAATTGGAGAGTCAATTAGACCAATTGACAAAAATTAAATCTTGAACTAAAATCTAAAGGTAATTTACAGAAGCAGATGGCACCAAAGTTTTTCTACATTGTCAACCATTTTGTACCGTTTCCTACGTCTGAATATGGAGGTATTTGGAATGTAATTGCAGAAAGTGATGAGGAATGTTTTGATCTCATTTCTGAACGAGACGAAAATTATAATGAGCAACATTATGGTCAGCTTCGTGAAAATATCATGAAGTCAATGAACTATGAACTCGCAGAAGATGTTGAATCTGGTATTGTTGAGGAGTTTACAACATGATTGGAAATTTTGAACCTGAGGAAAATGTTATGAATCGATGGGAATTGAAACCTGATGTTGTTATTGACTATCAGGACCATCTGAAGCGTGGTCATGTCTGGCGAGTTGAAATAGAATTGGCAATGCAAGACACTCCTGGTGACGATTACCAGTATTATCGGGTAGAAGTGCATGTTATTGCTACTACACGAGATCTTGCATCATATATTGTATCCACAATGTATCCTGATTATGAATCACTCTCTGTCGATGACTACCCAATGCAACCAGAACTTGAGTATTCCTGATGATTTCCCCCATCAACCCCCGGAGGGTTACACCTATGAGGTCAAAGATTTTAAACGCAATATTATTAGCATATGGCTTGTCAATCACGGTAATTTTAGTTATACTAATGACAAACCAAAAACAATCTGGGGATTTTACAATACAAAAAAGAGAGAGTATTCAGCGCCTATTAACTCCACCAAGTGTGGAAATAAGGTAAACATCTCAGATACTCGTCCTTATACTGCTATGCAATTGAAATTGACCCCACTGGAGTTAGCATATGTATAAACCACTTGTCAATGATTACGTTAAGTGGGAAACCAGAGACATAGAGGGGTGGGTTTACTATGTTGATAGTGGGAATGAATATCTCACTATTGAAATAGCAGTCACAGATAAGCTTCCGCATCAACTTGATGCCGGAACATTTCATAGAAAAAATCATGTGCTGATTGTTTGCCAAAATTATTATTGGCATGAATTGGTATTCTTAAAATCAAGACCAAATGCAAAATCGGAGGATCATGTCTAGTCGTAGAGAAGCAAAAAGAGCACGTCGTTCTCTAATTCTTGAAAAAAGAGAAAGGCAATTTGAAAATGTAATGCGAGAACGCAGAGAACAGCAAGAGCGTTTCAATAAAATGGTCCAGGAATATATGGAGTCAGAAGAATTTAAGAGGCAGGAAGAAAAAACTATGGCAGAAGGTAGTGCAGATACCCCTGAGGTGAGTGAAGGCACCTCAGAGGACCTCACAGAGACCTCTGATGCACCGTTGAGTGAAGTAGAGGTGGTGTAGGTCACCTTCACACGTCACCTTCAGCGTCATTATGTAGAGAAAATTATCATAGGATGTGTCATCTTCACACGTCACCTTCAGCGTCATCATGTAGTGGTGGACAGTTTATGAAGTGTCACCTTCCTACGTCACCTTCAGCGTCATCATGGTGTATGTTGTGTCCACGAGGGGATCACCTTCGTAGTCACCTTCAGCGTCATCATCAACCAACTGGTTATGCAAACCATCGACCTTGACCAGATCCAAGCAACTTTGTCTTCGATCCAGAGCATGCTTGAACAGCAACAATCCCAGTCATATCAACTTGATTGGGATGGTTTTATCTATCAAGAGTCTAAGAACTTTCTTTCAACCTATTATCCTGCAACAGCAGGTGAGGTTGCTAAAGAAATTGTTTCTGTCTTGAAAGAGTGCCGTTCCAGCAACAAATATCATTCTTTTGTTGCCATGCACTTCCTTCTCGGTTCTTCCAACTCAATCGAGATTTGCAATTTCCTTCAACTTGTCTCCATCTCTGATCGCTTGGCACACTTCACTAAGAATCGTGTGAAGATGTATGATCTTCGTAAGAAACTTCAAAGCATTCAATCTCCATTGACTGCTAAGTTCTGTGCTCAGCTATCTCAAGAAACTGGTTGTTCATTCTGAGGTATTATGTCCGAAAATTTTCTTACAGAAGATCAAGTCGAAGAACTTATCAGTTTCGACATGATGGAAGATCAAACAATTTTCGACCTAATTGAAGAGGCAGAAAAATTTGATCTTCAAAAATATATCAACTCTGACTTTGATTACTGACTATGGAAGAAACATTAAATGTCCTGCATCATCTGCAAGATCTGAGGAAAATCTGGAAAGATCAAGATTTCAGATACACCAAAGAGCAAAAAGAGCAGTATGAAATGCTTTTGCAGGCACGGAGAGAAAGAGTGTCAAGTTTCTACGAAAACGATCGAGTTTTCAAAGGACCGAGAATTGTGAAGGAAAAAGAAGTAGAGCAGGAAGAATAATTCCTGATTTGCTTCACCTTTCGCACGTTGCGTCTCAACTGTCTCGTGAGTATGTTTTGCATGTTCACGAGATTTACACTCTGAACAAAGGTTAATCAAACTTCATCATGATTCGTAAACTCACGGTTCACCCCAGCAATTCAATTCGCTTCACACCTGCTGCGAAAAAGATCACTCAACAACTGAATGAGTATCGTCGTGTAAATGGCGAAGTTTCATTGAAAGAAATGGCACGAATCTTTGGGTTGAGAGAGTCGAACTGTGCTGCTTATTACTACGGTAAGCATTACTTTATCGGTGGACCTGGTAATTGTCGCAGTTATCAACAAATGCGTCAAGGTGCATGTGTTGATCTTTGAGTCACCTTCAGCGTCATCTTCAGGCACATAATAATCTTCATTGTCACCTTCAGTGTCATCATTAGCAAAATAATTTACCTTCAAAGTCACCTTCAGCGGCATGATTGATCTACGTCCATATCAGCGTCAAGCATGTGACGCAATGAAATCTCATCATCATGGGCAGATTATCATGCCTACAGGTGGAGGTAAGACAATTTGTATGGTGCAAGATTGTATCGACAGATTTGCTTCTCTTGGTGATACTCCAGGCAAGCATATTGTTGTTGCACCAAGAATTCTTCTTGCACAACAATTATGCGAAGAGTTCCTTGAACATGAAGTAAATGCTGCTGTGCTACATGTGCATAGTGGTCAAATCAACAGCATGAGTTCTACAAATGCAAACTACATTCGCAGGTGGTCAGATCAAGCATATCGTCATCAAATCTTTTTTACAACCTATCACTCGCTTAAGAAACTTCGGGAGGCAGGTATTCATGCAGACACAATCTATTTTGATGAAGCACACCATAGCATTAAGAGAAACTTTTTCCCTAGCACGGAGCACTTTGCTTCTGATAATAGCGACCGCTGTTATTTCTTCACTGCTACTCCTACCCACTCTAATGTTGCTCACTTACCTGGCATGAATGACATTGAAGTGTATGGAAATGTCTTGTATAGAGTTGTTACAAAAAAACTTATTGACTCTGGATATATTTTACCACCAGAATTGTCTGTCAATTCATTCCCTAAGGTCAAAAAGAGTGACCTTAATCGTGAAATAGAAGCAGAAAATCTGGTAAAAACTATTGATAATGATGGCAAATCCAAGGTTCTGGTGTGTGCCAGGAGCACAAAACAGATGATGGGGATGCTCTATGGCACCAATCTCCGTCAGGAATTAAAATCCAGAGGATTTAATTGGTGCTCGATCACATCAAAACATGGAGCAATCGTGAATGATACTCATGTTACCCGAGATCGGTTCTTTGAAGTCTTAAGAGAATGGGGTGAATCAGACCGCCGCTTCATAATACTTCATTACAACATATTAACTGAGGGGATCAACATTCCTTCCCTCGAATCAGTGATCTTCCTACGCTCGCCGAATGTAACAGCAGCGACACAATCGATCGGCAGAGTATTGCGAATTGACAAGCATAATGTGATTCTTAAATCTTCTGGCACGATCTCAGTATGTGCCTACGATACGGTCGGAATCAAAACCACTAGGAATTTATCCTCAGTGATTGATTCTATCAACCAAGGTCAATCTCTCACTCGAACAATCGGACAAAAATGACAATGAATGAGCGATTCATTGTTCCCAAAACAGATTTTG